TCAAAGGAAGGAATATCCCGTCCAAAGGCATACCGCCGAGGATAAACACATAGCACCGACGCCCCGGAGCCCGCAAGGGCCTCGGGGCTTTTGCGGTGTTCGGAGGAGCCCAAGCAGATGCAGAAAACGAAGGTCAATTTTGATACCGTCTACGAATTTGAAACGCTCTACAACGCCTACCGGGCATCCCGGCGCGGCAAGAGGTGGAAGAACACCGTCGCCAAGGTGGAGATGAACGCCCTCGAGGCTATCGCCGTCCTGCAAGAGGAGTTGAGCACCGGCACATACCGCCCCGGCGGCTACCGGGAGTTTTATGTCTTCGAGCCGAAGAAAAGGCTCATTCAGACCAACTCCTTCAAGGACAAAATCGTCCAACACGCCTTTTGCGACACCATTCTCTACGACGTCCTCACCCGTCCTTTCATTCTCGACAACTACGGATCGCAGATAGGCAAGGGAACCCACTTCGGCCTCAACCGGCTACGCGACTTCATGCGGGAGTATTACCGCAGGCACGGCAGCGCAGACGGATGGGTACTGAAAGCGGACGTCCACCACTACTTCGCCAGCATCCGGCACGACATCCTCAAGCAGGACGTCCGGGAGCTGCTCGACGACGAAAGGAGCCTCGCGCTCACCGACCTCATCATCGACAGCACACCGGGCAACGTCGGCATCCCAATAGGCAACCAGAGCAGCCAAGTATTCGCGCTCTTATACCTCAACAAGCTCGACCACCTCATGAAAGAGGGCTTCCGCTTCCGCTACTACGGGAGATACATGGACGACTTCTACATCATCCACGAAAGCAAAGACACCCTCCGGGCCGCATGGAAGGCCATATCGGAGCACCTCGCGGAGCGAGGGCTCGAGCTCAATGACAAGACGCAGATATTTCCCCTCCGTAACGGACTGGATTTTCTCGGCTTCCACAGCTATCTCACGGACACCGGAAAGGTCGTCCGCAAGCTGCGCCGGGCCAGCCGCGAGCGGATGAAACGGAAACTGCGGAAGTACAAGGTCATGTACGAGAGCGGAGCCATCACCAAGGAGAAAATCACCGAGAGCTACCAGAGCTGGCGGCCACACGCTTCCCACGGCGATTGCCACGCGCTCATACAGAAATACGACCAACTCTACAATGAGATTTTTGAAAGGAGCGAAACAGCAGATGTCTCAATCAATCAGCGCCCTGCCCGTTAGGGCAAAGGTCAAAGACACCAGCACGACCTACTACGGCGTCCCTATCATCTGGGAGATAGGTGACAAGAACCACGCCGGGTACCCGGCGAACTCCGTCACCCTCGTCGCGGCGAACATCCTCAAGCTCGCCTGCTTCGACGCGAAGGAGAGTGGCAACGGCGACAGCAGCCGCCGGAACTACGGCAACAACAGGTATTCCCTTTCTAACCTCCGGCAGTGGCTGAACAAGTCTGGCTCGCCGTGGTATCAAGCGCAGCACGGCGCAGACGCAGCGCCCACCAACGCCAATGTGTGGGACGGCTACAATGAGTACGACGATGAGGCGGGCTTCCTCACCGGCTTCTCGGCCCAGATGCTCGCCGCTATCCTCAACACTACCCTCACCGTAGCAAAGGCCAGCGTTGACGGCGGCGGCTCCGAGACCGTCACGGACAAGGTCTTCCTGCTGTCCAAGGCGGAAGTCGGCCTCGGCGCAGAGAACGGCGTCTCGGAGGGCTCTACCCTCGCCATGTTCAGCGACAACTCCGGCCGCCAGTGCCGCCCCACCGCGCAGGCCGTCAGCAACAGTGAGTACAAGACAAGTTCGTTGAGCGCATCCCAGTACTGGTACTACTACCTGCGCTCCCCGTACGCGTCGGACTCGGACGACGTCCGCAGCGTGTACTCGGACGGGTCGCTCTACTACTACAGCGCGTACTACGGCTACTACGGCGTCCGCCCGGCTTTGAATCTGTCATCTTCAATCTTGGTATCTGACAGCCCGGACAGCGATGGCGCGTACACGATTGTATGGAACCAAGCCCCGACGACCCCGCCCAGCATCACCGTCCCGGACGAAGTACGCAGCGGGAAGACCGCAGAAATCTCGTGGGCGGCCAGCGTAGACCCCGAGGGCGGCGCAATCACCTACGAGCTCGAGCGGAGCATCAACAGCGGCGCGTGGACGAACGTCTACACCGGCAGCGCCACCAGCTACGACGACACCGGCGTCGGCACCAGCGCAAACACGGTTCAGTGGCGTGTCCGGGCGAAGGACGTCAACGGAGCGTACAGCGGCTACACCAGCAGCACGGTCAAAACCGTTGTCCACAACGTAGACCCCACCATCAGCGGCACCGACACCGACCTCGGCACCGTCACGAGCCCGCCCTCGATGGCCTACACCGTGAACGACCAAGACACCGACGATGAGCTCACCGTCGTCGAAAGCCTCGACGGGAACGAAATCCGCACAATCGAGGACGCCGTGAGAAACCAGACCTACACCTTCGCCCTCACAGAGGCGCAGTTCGCGGCCCTGTCGAACGGGCAGCACACCATGCAGGTCAAGGTCACGGACACCCTCGGCAACAGTGCCACACGGACGACCACTTTCACCCGCAGTGTCACCGGCATCGAGTACATCGTCGGCCCCATCGAGACCGACGCCGCAGCCGAGAAAATTCTCGTGTCCCTGCAGTACTACGCGGCGGCGGAGGACGTCGTCGTCTCCGTGTGCAACAACGCCTTCGACGACAATCCCACATGGGAGCTCGCCACCATCGGCCTCAAGCACATCTTCTCGAACTCCACCAAAACCGCAGAGAAATGGGGCGTCGGCGTCAAGGTGCAAATCTCCAAGAGCACCGGCTACGACACCATCAGCAGCAGGCCGGTAAGCGGCTCTTATGTGTAAGAGAGGAGGAAGACTATCATGCCGAACGTCAACAGCCTTGAATACCAGAGGACTTTGCAGAAGCAGGAAAAGGCCGTAGAGCTCGTTGACATCTGGACGGCCATTCTGGACGCTGGGGAGGCCATCAAGGCCCTCGGCGGCAGCTACCCGGACGAACACATCCGCAAGGCGCAAGACGCCCTTCTGCGAGCCGGGAAGCTCGCCACCGGCGACCTCACGGACGACGTCATCAAAGAAATCGCCACCGTAGGAACCGCCCGCATCTGGGCGGCGAGTATGGGGCAGGTGTTCGCCGGCGAGACCATCATCGACGGCACCAGCGGCGAGACCTACATCTGCACCCAGACGCACCAAGCGCAGGCCCTCTACGCCCCCGGAACCGTGGGCGGGCGCACCCTGTTCCGCCTTATCCGGGAGGAGCCGGAGGAGCCCGGCACCTACCTCGACTTCGCATGGGGCGAGCACGTCCCCTACGGTTCCGTTCGCCGCGACCCCATTGACGGAAAGCTCTACACCCCCATCAAGGAGGCGGGCGTCACGCTCTACGAGCCCCATTACCCGCACCTTGTCCCCTCGGAGTACAAACTCTACGAGGACGGCGGTGAGGAGCCCGAACCCGGCCCGGAGCCCGAGCCAGAGCCGGGTGACGTCCCGGATTGGGACGGCCTCGAGGAGAGCCACACCTTCGCCGTAGGCGACCACTTTACCCACGACGGCACCGAGTACGAGGTGCTCCGCGCCTTCAACAAGCAGGAGAACTGGGCACCCCCGGCGCTCCTCAACGACTACTACAAGGAGGTCTCCGCGTAAGCGGGGGCCTCCTCTCTGCGTAAAGGAGGGATGCAGAATGAGCGAGACGACCAAGAAACCGGCACCGCGCAGGTCAAGGGCGAAGCCCAAGACCGCGCCAAAGGCCCGCAGCGACGCCGGAGCGCCCCTGTGCGCGGTCTTCACCGCCGGGCCGACCACCATCCGCACCGGCCCCGGACGCGGCTTTGAGGCCGCCGGAGAAGCCGCAGCGGGAGACTGGCTGCTCGCGCTCCCGGCGAAGGATGGATGGAGCGAGGTGGCAGCCGTCGCCGGCGGCGCGTTCATCCGGGGCTACGTCCCCGAGGGCAGCTTCTCGAAGCACGGGAAACCGGCCAGCAGGACACGCGCCTACACTGCGGCCTGCCGGGCGGCAGGCACAGAAGTCAAGGCCGGGCCCGGACACACCTACGGCAGCGACGGGACGCTCGATGAGGGCGC